CCCATTGCATCATTTATATGCTTTAGTAATGTGGCGTTTGACCAGTGCTTATTTACAACTAAACCTATTTTATCAGATTGCTGTAACATTTCATCACGTGTCAATTCATTTAAATCAATGTCTGGTACTTCATTTATTACTTCTTTAACGTAACCAATAGGCGATGGGCGTTGAACTTTAGTTGCCTTACGTTCAATGGTTTCCTGCTTTTTCAAGCGTCTCTTTTGTTGACGCAACTCTTTCGCTGGTGAAAGAGCCTTGTCTTTAATTATTGCGGCTGATCTAATCATTTCTTTTTCATTGGTGCTTTGCTAGGTTTACCTGCAGCTTTGGCAGCCTTGCTTGCTACGCTTAATGAAATAGCAACAGCTTGCTTTTGTGGCTTGCCTGATTTCATTTCCATCGCTATGTTCTTACCGATGGTTTTCTTAGAATAACCTTTTGACATTGGCATAATATACTCCAAAAAGAACAGGCCAGTATCTCTACTGACCTGTTTTATTACATTAAGACAAACGGTAAGACACAAATGTGTCCGCAGCAGTCTTACGAGTGCGCCAGATGGCTGATGTTACAGTTGCCACAGCACCAGTACCAACAACTGTATGACCAGTTGCAGCAGCCGTTACAGTGAAGGCATTAGCACCTGTTGCAATTACTGACCAATCAAATGAATCACCTACAGCAAACTCACTCGCTGCATCTAATACTGCGCCAGTAGGCAAAGTACCAGCAACAGCAGCAGCAGTTGTTGATGTAAGGATACCTGAAAGAATCATTGCAGGTGTAATTGTACCAGTTGCATTTAATACGCCTGGTGTATCTTGTGTTTGATACTTACCACTGTCAGATATAACAGGGTCTGTACCAACCGCATAAGTAGCACCAGATGCACCAGCTTGAATAACGATGGTAGCACCAGCAGCGTAAGGGCCAAATACTGTGGTTGTGTTTTCAACTACACCCAACAAGTCTTGTGCTTCAGGGAAGTTAGGGAAACCAACTTCATTAAACACGCTAGTTGCTGAGTAAGATTGAACAGCGATTGATTCAGCAGCAGGAACTGTTACGGTTGCTGTGCCTTGATTAAAAACAATGTTGTAGCTCATGTGATTTCTCCTAATTAAGCTTGGTTAAATAACAAGATGCCAGACATTTCAGGCTGTTTGTTTACTACACCAAACAATGTATCTAAACGATACTTGGTTTTCATAGTATTCACATCGTATTGTTTTTGCATAACCAATTCGATACCTTGATCAGTTGATGCACGCATTACTGCAACACCAGCGTCTGAAGGAACTGAATAACGACCAGGCAGAATCTCTAAAGCATCTTTTTGCCAGAAAGCATTTACAGGTGCAGTAGTAGTATTCAAGCGATTGATTGTACGGCCAGCAGCAGCAGTTACGATACAATTTTGATATTGCAACTCAGCATCAGTTCCGCCTTGAGCAGAGATGATTGGAGGTGTAATAACGCAAGTAGTACCGTTAGTTACTGAAACAACACGGAAGGTTTTAGAAAAACCAGTACCTTGTTTAGTGATGTGATGCACAGCTTCCACACCTTCAATTTCAATTGCAGTGCCAACTGGTAAGTTAGTTGTGCTTGAAACAGTGATGGTTTGGAAACGGTTGTCCACGTTTTGTGTTTCGCCAGTTACAGCAGTTTGTGTAGCTTGTGGCACGTAGAAGTTATTAGCAGCAGCCAATGTACTCATCGTAGGATCAGCACCAGTAGCACCAGTCAAGCGATTAGCATAATCAAGTTTGTATGTTTCAAAACCTGCAACCATACCTACATAACTACGTTCAAACGCATTGTTTGATTTGTTGCCAGCGAAACTACGGCTAACAGAAGCACCACCAGCACCACCAGCGATGTTACCAGCAAGACCGTTATAGTCACGGCTAGACAAAGCTAAGTAGCGGTCAAATGATTGAACACCTTGCTCGTTCATAACTGAATCACATAATGCGATATCGTCATAGTCACCAGCAGCAGTGCTTGTAGTAACAACTAATGAACCTTGTGTTGCAGCTACGTTCATAATTGCAAGGTTGATATCAGATGCTAGTTTTTGTTTAGCAGCTTCACCTAAACGACCTTCTTGTAATGCGTCACGTAACTCTAAAGCATCCAAGATAAACGGTACTGACTTTTGAAAGCCAAGTGTCGCTGGTACTGAAAGTTGTGTGTAAGCAGTGAAGTTACCTGTTTGATCCATACCATCATAAGATTGTGCAATATATGGTTGTGGGCGATAGATTACGTTGTTAGTACGTTCCATCATAGAACTGTCTGTGTTGTAGATAGATACGTTACGAGATAAAACTAAGGCATCGTTAAAGCCTTCGAGGATGTCCTCAAATGCTACCCGTTCCTCTTTACTGAATGAATTGCTCATAATAAGCTCCTAAAAATTATTTGTTTGCTGATCGTTTCTGCGCTTTGTAGGCAATGATTTTAGTCATGTTGCCTGTCCTAGACGCTTCCTCTCTCAGCCGTTCAAGGGTTGAGTCCACTGCACCAGATGATCGCCCTGTTCCTGACACGATACGTTCTGGTGAAGGTGCTGCTGTGCGATTGGTAACTCTCAATTCTTTCTCCAGTTTAGCAACCGCAAAAGCAAACTTTACGGGGTCTTTGATTTCAGCTAACTCTTTAGCCTTGGATGGGTTCTTACCGAGTGCGTAAACAACCAGCGCAGGATTATCCGCACCTTGAAGCATTACGCCTTGTTGGGTGGTTGAAAAGAGTTCTTGGACTGCTGATTCAGCATCCTCATAATCTCTTACTCGCAGCTCAGCTTTCGCTTTACCATAACCATCTAACTTAGCTTGCCAGGCTTGCTGCTGAGTCATAACCTCGGCCTCTTGCTTGGCAGCGATTTCATCGGCTTGACGTTTACGTTCAAACCAATTAGTCAGAGCTTCCTCGTACTTATCAGCGTCATAGTCATGATCCTCTAGCTTTGGCTTTGTACCTACTACCACTGGATTAGGCTCAGTTGGTGCAGTTTGTAGCTTGCTTTGCAGTTCACGGTTCTGTCGTTGCAGTTCACGATTTGTTTTACGCAACTCTCGTACCCATTCAGGTGCTTGAGTATGTTCCTCTGGAGGTGGCGCATCCTCACCTATGCTGACAATTACATCATCATCCTCTGGCGGTTCATCGTTGACTACTTCCTCAACAATTTCCTCATCAATGACAATATCCTCATCCTCAAATTCAGCCATTTCACTCATCTTAGTACCCCACTAAACTCACCCAAAAGTCGGCTGGGTGGCTGCCGTTAATATATCTTATTCTTTTTTCTATTCGTTTACAACAGGTTGCACTATCTGACTCTGTAGAATTTCCTGCACAGCCTTAGCGTTTGTCATAGCCATTTCCTGCGATGTCTGGTCAACCTTGCCTAGTGTTTCCAATGTCTGCGCACGTTTAAGTTCAGCACTTGCTACCGTTTCAACAGTATCAGCCCTGGCTTTAGCTGCTTTAGCTGTGGCTTCCTCAGCTGCAGCTTGTAGATATACAGAGTTAGGGTCTTGTGGTGCGCCTTGTAATTCAGCCATTAACTCTTGCATCTCATCATCGGTAGGTTTCATTACACCCATGCGTAATAGTTTCTTACGGAAATAAGCATTGGCATCACTTACGCCTTCACCTTCCATGTTCATCATTGCCATAGCTGTTAATACTTGTGATGTCTCTGGATCAGTTGTTATCTGCATCATGCCTGTTAAAGCCCTTACAGTTGCAGCACGTTTGCTTGATGATGATGGGCCGACATCTGCAACCACATCAAACGATGCGCTAGACAAGTCGTTAGCCATTTTAATTTCACCAGTCTCTTGGTCAACCATTGGCTGCATTAACTCAACCACACTAGCATCGCCAGCGGGTGAGATTGTTTTCATCTTACGGTTGTCCTCGGTATAAATCTCTTTAGCCATTGATAACCATATTTCGCCACAGCGCTTCATGCCTTTAGCAAAGTTACTCATGTAAATGAATGTCTGCATATCAACACGCGTTTGAATCATCTCTACAGCTTTGCCAGATATGTTGGAGACCATTTTGTCAGCACCTTGTTGGTTGCCGAGAATGTCCTGCATATCAGATTCAGTTAAAGATAAGAGTGCTGCCATCGCTGGTGGGATGGATGGGCTTTTAGTGTAAGCAACTGGGCCACTGATCGTAGTGCCACCATCGGCACTTGTAATTGGATTGACAAGCAGGTATGGATAATCACGTAAGTTATCCTCTGCCCACATGACTTGATGACCTGCTACTTGCTCTGGCACTAGGATAGGTTTCTCAACACTAGACAATGCGCTTATCTCACCGAGTTTTGATAGCTGCATATTTTTTAAGCGTTGTGCATCTTTAGCTAAACGCACCGCACCCATGCAGCGTTCAATGTTATCCACAAACCAGCGTTTGCCATAGACAACCACGATTGGTATGCACTTGCCAGCAATGTAGCCAGCATCCTCTAAGACTTTACCGCCAGACATGATGTACTTACGCACACGCATACGCTTAACACGTTTCTGTCTTATCTCGGTATGTCCAATGGCTAGTAAAGTTTCCTCTAGCGTTTCATCGTTCCTAAAGTCGTTGGTTGTATAGCGTTCCTCTGTGCCATCAATTGCTTTAAAAATACGGATAGTTTCGGTCTTTTCCTCAATCTTGTAATACTCAGCAACAAAGACTACATCAGGCGTTGAC